AACCGTCGACACCTATTCGATCCTTTGACGATTGAAAGTTCGATACCAGCGGGTTCGGAACAAGTCGTTGTCGTAAGCCTGGAGACACCCAATGGGACTTGAAGCAGCAATCGCCGCCGCCTTGGCGTCTGGACTTGCAGTATCAGCGCCAACCGCAGCTACTGCTGCGTCGGTTCTTACGCCTGCCGTTTACGGAGCAGGGATGGGGGCAGCAAGTGGTGGCATTCAATCGGCTGCAGCGGGCGACAGTGCTGGTGATGTGTTGAAAAACGCAGGCATCGGCCTTGGCACTGGCGCAGCAGGCGGCGCAGCACTCGGAGGATTGACAGCCCTAGCTACGCCTGCCGTTTCTGCGGGAGGGGCGGTGCCTACTGGTCCTGTTCCTGCCGGGGGACCAATGCAAACGGTAGCCCCGCCGACAGGCTTGGAGAACACTGCCGTAGGCCCCTATACAGGACCGCCGGGAGCCGTTCCGCCAGGGCAAACTGTGGCCCCCGCATCGATCTTGCCTTCGCCAACACCCGCTCCTGCATCTGGCCTTAACCCCGTTTCCGCTGCAAAGATGGATGCCATTTCGGCGACGGGCACTACACAAACGGTTACTGGTAACGCAGGCGGGTTAACTGCGCTGGCAAAAGAGGCTGCGCCATCCTTGGTAACGGCAGGTCTGACATCAGGTCTGTCTGCTGGGCTTGCTCCGAAAGTCGAGATGCCGAAAGCTCCGACGCAAGCGTCGGGTTCCGCCTTAGCAGCTCGGGACCGTGAGCGAAGGCGTCGCGCGCAGGGCGCGCGGTCTACGATTGGCAGCAGCCTTGGGTCAGCAATGGGCGCTCGTACTGCACGCACGACGCTTGGCGGCGGTTACTAATGACAGGCAATAATGTCGCGCAAGAGGCAAAGAAGCGAGTCAGCGAACTCAAGGGTCGCCGGATGAACTTCGACGATCAGTGGCAGCAAGTTAAAGATCACGTCTGGCCGGACGGTGGCGATTTCACCTTTAAGCGCTCGCCCGGTGAAAAGAGCACCGAAAAGATATACGAAATGACAGCAGCACTCGCTCTTGAGAAGGGTGCCGCATCGCTTGAAGCGTTCCTTACGCCTCGCACTAGCCGATGGCATACCCTTGTTGCTTCAAACGACAGGCTTAATGAGATGGCCGCAGTCAAGCGGTGGTTTGAGGAGGCAACTGACGTTCTTTTCAAATGGCGCAACGCGCCGTACAGCAGATTCTATGGTCAAGTTCACGAAGTCTGGAAAAGCAATCTAGCCTACGGCAACGCTTGTCTTCTCGTTGAGGAGCGCCCAGAAGGTGGCGTTGTGTATCGCCAGATACACGTTGGATCGGCTTGGATAGATGTAGACCATAACGGAATCGTTGACACGATCTATCGCGAGTACGAATTGACAGCGCGTGCCGCTTGCAAGCGATGGGGCGACAGCGCACCACGTTGTGCAAAGGATGCCCTGCATCAGAATCCGTTCACGAAGCACACCTACCTGACTGTTGTTCGCCCATCGGATAAATACAAAGAGGGCATCAAAACATCGATGGCCTACGAGGCTCTCGAAATTTCATGCGAAGACGAATCAGTTCTAGAAAGCGGCGGCTTTCACGAGCTTCCCTACATCTGGACAAGGTACACCGTCAGCCCCCACGAAGATTACGGACGTGGTCCCGCGATGATGGTGCTTCCTGACATCAAGACGTTGCAAGAGATGCAGCGGGCATTCATGAGAGCCGGACACAAGGTCGCAGATCCGCCGTTGTTGGTGGCTGACGATGGAGTTCTAGGGCGTGGTTCTAAGCGTATTCGCATTTCGCCCGGTGGCATCAACGTCGGTGGTCTCGACGCGCAGGGCAATCCTAAAATCATGCCGCTTCAAACCGGGGCGCGTTTGGATTTATCTGAAGGCATGATGGAAAACTTGAGAGACAACATTCGAGAAGCGCTTGGCGTGGATTTGTTTGACGTTTTAATTCGAGATCGCGTGCAGATGACGGCAACTGAGGTTCTTGAGCGGCAAAAGGAAAAAGGTCAACTGTTGACTCCAGTCGTAGGCCGGCAGCAAAGCGAGTTGCTGGGGCCACTGATCGAGCGTGAGATCAAGATTGCGATCAGGCAAGGTCAACTCCCGCCAATGCCCGACGAACTAGTCGAGGCTCAAGGCGAGTACGAAATTGAATACGAGTCGAGCGCGACGCGCATGCAGAAGTCGGACGAGATCCTTGGCTTGCAACGCGCAGTCGAGGTAATGATGCCGTGGATCGAAGCCGACCCGACCCTGCTCAAGATGTGGAAAAGCAACAAAGTTACACGCCATGTAAACAACACGCTGGGTGTGCCAAGCGAGCTGGTCCGAACTGAAACCGAGTTCGACGAGATTGAAGAGCAGGCACAGCAAGAGAGCGCACAGGACAACCTGATGAACCAAGCCCCGCAGGTTGCACGCGCAATGCGAGATGTTTCTGAGATGCCCTCGGCGGCAAACGGAGAGCCAGCCATTTGAGTTTGAACGAGCGAGCACGTCAGGCTTTTGCCCCGCGCGAAGTCAGAGATGCTTATTCCACTGTGTTTCGAGGCCCAAAAGGAAGCTTGGTGCTTGCCCATTTGGCTGATGCCTGCGGAGCTACGCGCTCAACATATGACCCGGCGCAGCACGCAATGAACGTGGCGGAGGGTCGTAGGCAGGTCTGGCTTGTTATCCAAGATGCTTTAAATCTGACCGAAGATGACCTGCGAGGTCTGCAGGACGAGGTCGCAAACAGAGGAGGTGAGATGCATGAGTGAGTCAGCCGACACAGGCGTTGTCAGCGGAGACGCTGTAGGCAGCGAGGCTGCAGGTGGTTTTGAAAGTGCAGGAGCGGCACTTGGCGTGAACTTCGCTTCGGGCGACGTAGCCGACACGCCGGCAGCGGCACCGGTCGAAACACCTACTGAGGCTGCGCCAGCGGGCGCAGGATGGATTGAATCGTTTGGCGTGGATGATCGGGCATATATTGAGCAGAAGGGCTGGAGCGACCCGTCAGCGCTGCTTAGTTCCTACCGAGCTGCAGAGCAGCGTATCGGAGGCGACCCAAGCGACACGCTGCAGATACCCGATTGGGAAGATTCCGAGCAAGTGTCGCAGTTCCACGCAAAGATTGGTGTCCCCGATGCGGCTGACGGTTACCCGCAGCTCGAAATCGAAACGAGTCGAGGCCCGCTTGAGGTGGGTCAACTTGCTCAAATTAGCCATGCGATTGGGCTCACCCCGGTTCAGCATGCAAAGCTTGCCGAGATGACTGCAAATCTTGTCAACGACACCGCGTCCCAAGAGGACGCTGCCTACGCGGCAAGGGTTAAGGCTGAGAGCCGCGAGATCATGGCAGAGAATAGCCAAAGCCCCCAAGAGTTTGACGCGATGGTGCAGAGGGGAATCCAAGCGCTTGGTTTGTCCCCCGAAGAGTCGCGAGGTCTTACGCAGGGCGTGGGTCTCAAGAAGGCTGTGTCGATCTTGCAGGCGGTCTCAAACGCAACTCAAGAAAAGCCAAGCGTTTCAGAAGGCGACGCTACCGGAATTATGGGGACCATGTCGCAAGAAGTTGCCCGAGCGCGATTGAAGTTGCGCCGAGAGGACGACCAATTTCGCAAACGACTTTTCAACAACGAGACCGAAGCCGTTGAGGAGTGGCGAAAACTTCAGGAGGCCGCTTCGACTCTGGAATAGGCAGTACACTTTAAGAAGTGACGGACAACCCTCGTCGAGACGCGAGTAGTTCGATAACCCGAAAGGGCCGAGCTGACAAAGTCTTGAGGGCCTGACACGCATTAGCGTTCGGCCCCGCCTCGTGCGGATAAGCCAAAACCCCAACCAACTGGTTTTTGTCTTTTAACTCACGAGGTATTTCATGTCCAGCCAGATTACAGTTGCTCATAGCGAGCAGTACGCCAGCAATGTCGAGCTTCTTCTTCAGCAAAAGCAGAGCCGACTTCGCGGTTCCGTCCGCAGCAATTCCTACACGGGCAAGTCTGCCCAGCCCGTCCAGCAGATCGGGTCTATCACGCTTGCTGACTGGGTGCGCGAAGGCGACACCCCGATCCTCAACACGCCGCACGACGTTCGTTGGCTTGAGCCGACCACGAAGCACGGCGCGCAGTTGATCGACCGGCACGACTTCATGCGAACGATTGCCGACTTTCGCAGCCCCTACGTCGAGACCGGCGCTTCGGCTGCGAACCGCGCAATCGATGAAGTCATTATTAGTGCAGCCTTTGGCACGTCCAAGACTGGCGAAGACAAGGCAACCTCGGTTGCTTGGTCGACGTTCACGGGAGCCAATGCGGCTCACTTGGTTGACTCTTCGGGCACCAATGGCATGACTGTCGCCAAGCTTCGTTCTGCCAAGAAGGCCCTTATGGCTGCTGAAGTTGACATCGACAACGAGGAGCTTTTCGTTGTCATGGGCTCGTCGCAGCACGACGATCTGCTCGGTGAAACCCTTGCAGCGAGCGCCGACTACAACACGACGCCCGTTTTGGTCGACGGTCGAATCCGCTCGTTCATGGGCTTCAACTTCATCACGACCGAACTGCTGCCTACTGACACCAACAGCGACCGACGCTGCTTTGCGTTTGCCCGCTCTGGGCTTGCGCTTGGCATCTTCGGTGACGTGACTGGTCGGGTCTCTGAGCGTGACGACAAGTCGTATGCGACTCAGGTCTACACGTCGGTGACGGTTGGCGCGACGCGCGTCGAAGAGAAGAAACAGGTCGAGATTCTCTGCGACGAGTAGAGGCTTGACTGAAACGGAAAATGGTCCCCGGTGCGGAGTCGTGCCGGGGGCCTGCTTCCGTAATTAAAGGCGCGGTGTCGTGCTTTTTGGAGAACATGAAAAATGGCAACTCTCAACACAACGAACGCGGTAGGCACGCAGAATGTTGCAACTAACGGTGCTCGGCAACGGCGCAAGGTTGCTCAATATGCAACCGGCGGGACGCAGGGCAACGGTGACATCCTCAACTTCTTTTCG